ATGCCCGTACCATAGATTTCTGCCAACAGCTCAATCTGGTCAATAGACTTGCGAATCTTGTCTACTTTGAAGTCTTCCATGAGTTGTGCTTTGATAGCAGCAACATCTAGAGGGCTACCATTGACATCACGAATATCGTCTTGAATGTCAAAGAACTCACCCTGACCAAAGATGGCTTCCATGATCTCGGCATGGCGTGTCTCTACGGCTTGTTGGGTAGCGGGGGTAACGATTCTTGAACGCTCGGACTCACGGGTCTTATCTTGGGCATCCCATTCACCATTGAAGATGCGCTCGTACTCAAGCCAATCAGTTAGGCAATTGACATCTCTCCAATCCCTCCACCTGTCACAATGGTTGACAACAAAGTTAACTATCTCTTTGTCTGAGTCGCTAGGTTCTTGGAATTCCATAATATTACCTTGTAGTGTCGGCTATTGTATTGCCAAAGGGGTCTGAGTAGAGAAGGTTAGATGGTGTAGAACGACCAAAATTAAGTTGTCCAAGAGGTATATCATAAGATTCTTCAGGAAATATTGCTCGTCTTTGTTCTTGTGTCAAAGTTCTTCTTAATGCAGCAGCTCTTGCTTCCGCTTCACTTGCCATTCTTCTATATTGCTCAAAAGCACTCATATTTGGCAAATCTCTAAACATTGTTTCTGTGCCACCAGATTGCCATCCCTCTAGGTTTTGTACAGCGTGTTGAAGTTCATGTGTAGTTGAATCCAAAGCACCCTGTTCTGTCTTGTTACGCATTTCAACTTTGTTTTTTCCACCATAAGTTCTTTGATATTGAGCAGTATTGGAAGATTCAGGCAACCAATCTGGCAATTTTGTAACAGTTAATCTAGTGTTTGACAGTAAATCAGGATAGGCTGAATAGAGTTCTGGATTTCTATACATTCCACCTAGTTCACCTTCTAAACCACCTTTATATTCATTAGCTTTAGATGCTATAGACGCATCAAAATTTGTCCTAAATTCAGCATACTTATCTGTTATTTCTTGCTTCCAATTGCCATCAGGGGCTTTCCAATTGCCTGTTTCTGACCATATTTCTTGAGGAGACAAACCATCTTTTTCCATTTTTTTAGCAACTTGGTTGGATTTTGGATTCCATATCTTTGCTTTAGGGCCAATGAATATGTGGCTTTTTGAGCCTTCTGCCATAGCAACTAAGATTTCAGCAGGTTTGCCACCCTTTTCCAATATCTTAGGCACAGCAATATTTGCATAACTTTCAGCGGCTTTTCCTACACCCATAGCCAATTTTTCAGTAGCTTTTGCAGATGGGCCAATAAAAGGGGCAACTGTCATAGCCGCCTCTAACGCCTCTGGGCGCATTCTTGTTGTACCGCCAAGACCACCAGCACCTGTAAACAAGCCACGACCCGAAGGATCATAGGACAGGTTTTCAACAGTAGCAGGTATTCCAGTAGACTCAACAAGCCGACCCAAACCTTGCAATTGCTGAGTTCTTTGCGGGCTTTTCATGTAGCCAACGCCACTATTTATAGCGTCAGATAGCAAAGCCGCCAGAGAATTTCTAGGTGTTGCTCTAATCTGATCTGCCATTCTTATACCCCACTAATAATATCTACAGGTTGCCAATCCTCACTGTCATCTTCTTCCATGTAAGATGTAACAGCCAGTTGGTCAATGTAACTGAGGGAGTCAGGCAAGTCATCATGGACTCCTTGAGCAGGGAACAGGATTAACTGGTCTACAAACTCATCCCAATCTTCTTCCGAATTTAACACAATTCTGCCATGCTCGAACCTACCTTGTAAAGCCCAGATTATTCTGTCCGCTTTTTTTCTATTCCCGTGGGTCAAATCCACGATGTGGGCATAGGTGTTGTTCTTTCGCATCAAGTCGCTTAGATAGGGCAAAACAGCGTTCTTTAACGCCCCCCTCTCTATCCCCACACTCAAAGGGCGGTAGTCTCGAATGGCTATCAGTATCTTGGAGGCGGTCTCTCGGATATCCCATCTTCCGTGTTCAATCTTCTCAACAAACCACTTCCCATCGTCTGTCACCTTAACGATTGAGATAGCAGACTCGTCTAGACGCTTCTTAGCATTGGCTGCTTGTTTGGCAACCTCCTCGAATCCCGCTAGGTCAACAGCGATGTAATAGCTTCCATGTTCAGGACTAACCCCGTATTTGATCCACTCTTCCTTGAAAATATCCGAACCCGCATTGGTAAACGAAGCCATGTATTCTTGCTTGAAAGCGAAGGTACTCAGGGTCTTTTTGGCAGATTCAATCTCTTTTTGGTCAATCAGAGGGTTATCAGCAGTGGTGAAGTGCCATGACTTCCAATCAGGATCATCCTCTGACTCGCCTAGTTTGAATGTGTCGTAGAACCAATTTCTCCCCTTTGGAGTGCCAATAAAGAGTGCTCTCCCTCGTTTATCAGACAAACTTGCTCGAATGACCTGTTCCCATGCCTCGGGTTTAATGTCAGCAACCTCGTCAAGAACGGCATAGGTCAATGAGACACCACGAAGGGTATCAGGTCTATCCGCACCCCGAACGTATATCCTAGCCCCGTTTATCAGGGTAATGTCCAAGTTGTTCACATGACTGCTCTGAATAACCTCTCTTCCAAGGTCTAGCAATAAGTCCCAGATAATCTGTCTTGATTGTCCCATAGTGGGACTCACATAAAGAACCGCAGAGCCTTGTGGACACTTGAGTCCTTCAATCAGTAGGGTAACTGCCGCCATACGACTCTTACCGCATCTACGCCCAGCAGCCACAACCTTGAACCTTGTTGGGTCTTTGAAGACTTCTTGTTGCCAGGGCAAGAGACTAAAGTTCAGATCAGCCATATTTAGCCTCTACATCTTCAGGTTGTTCAGTATTCTCAACAATAATCGGTTCTTGTCCCAAGCCAGTGATATTGATGGTTACGGCACTTCTTTGACTCTTATCCTTTTCAAACAAAGAAACAGGAAGAGTCCTATCAAGACACATCTTTAAAGCTACCAATTGATGGGGATGCTCATCATTAAGAGCAATCTCAATAACCTTCTGAGCCACATCCTTACCACCACTCCTAATCATCAGCTCTTTAAGCTCCTTCAGACGTTGATGGTCTGTCTTAGGTAGTACAAGGGGTGGATTGTCAGCAAACCTCTGTATGGTCATTTTGACGCTTCCCTTGGGTCTTCCTCTTCCTCTTTTTTCCATTTTGTCCTCCTTGGAATGGATTGGTTCATTTTAGCTTTTTCTGAGGGTGGGGTGCTCCACAAATATCTACCAACCCTACCTACCCCCTCCCCCCCCATACAACACCCAGGGTTTCTACCTAAGGGTTTCTACTACTGTACAAGCAGCCAGTACTGTCTATCCATACACCAGGGTTTTCCCTACTGTTTATTTAACCAGGTCTAAATGCGAATGATTCTTATTTGCATTGGGAAAGTGTAAGAGGGCGAAGCACCTTTTCTGTTGTACTTGGATTTGTTCTAGCCTATACGTTCCCTTATATATTCCTCTTACTATCCCTTACCATTGAATCCTCTGTTTAGGGTTGTCTGTTGTTTACCGAGATTCCTAATGAATCCAAATCCATGTTTGGTCTAAACCCTTTGTTATATGCCCATTGGTACAGGTCTAGAACGTTCTCAAAGCCCTTTGTTAAATCACCTTGACCCGCTGATAACAAAATGATTCTTTGAGGGTCTGTGAGGATTCTTAAGAAATTTCTAGTGTTAGGGCTTGAGGGTCTCGCCATTGTCGGAATATTCCTAAAAATTGAATTAATTTAATTATTGCATACTTTAATTCTAAGGGTAAGTACTCATAGGGTTTTAAAGGGTTCAATAGAATCAACAACTTACGAGAGTTGGCACGATTCTGTTATGCTATATATATGAGAGGGTCAAATTTTCCTCTCTTTTATCAACTCAATAGGTGTCAATATGAACTACAGATCAGAATTTCCAACCTTTGACTTTGAAATCCCTTTTATCGAGGGCTTCACCGACAAGTCTTATCGGAATGATGTTTGCCCAAGCTTCTATAGCCAACTCAATGCCACTCAAGACATTGTCCTATGGGTAGACTTCGCTAATCCCAATCGTCGGGAGAGTGGCTTTAAACAATTCACCATTTGCATTAACCCAATCAATGACGAAGAGTTGGACATTGAGTCGGACGCTAATGTTGCTTTTACTACCGACTCTTGGGACGAAGTTGTGGCAAAAATTAATCAGATTTGGGGAGAGTGGGCATGAACGACAACCACAAAGACATTCTTACCGCCATCTTAGTGGGTCTCACCCTTTGTGTGGGCTTGCTTGCTTACTTTGACATTTTGGTCAAATAGAAGCTTGCAGCCAAATCATAGGGTTTACCCTTATTTACCAGGCAAGCCCTAAATCTTAAAATTCTCTCTCTCAAATCAACTTTTAATAGGTGTCAACATGAAACATTGGGTTAAACAACAAGTAAATTTCCTAGACATTAGGGCAATTTATACCGACATAACGACAAACCAAAGAATCCAAAAAACAAGACTTGGTCAATGCCTTGTCTACAATACAAACAAGATTTGTGAAGAACCAACAGACATTTTTATCCCCCAAGAATTCGAGGGTTGGGAATTTTATGCGGGAGGAAATATTGTCGATGAGGACGAGGAGGAGGCAATCTACTCCTATGGTCACTACTGTTGTGATGGCGATGGGTTTGTGTCTGTTTTGCTATTGGTAGATGGGACAATCCAATTATTAGACCAAGGCGACTATATGCTTGACCTAAGCCCTAATCTTGACGAGGCAATGAAACAAGCAACAGATTACCTCAAAGAACAGTATTTCGGGATATACGAAATGTGCCTTGCACCCTTGCATGGCTGATTATCAAAATCTTTTTTAATAGGTGTAAATATGAAAACTCAAAAGCTTGAAAGCTTAACGTTTGCTAGTGGTGCAGAGGCAATTGCTCACTATTACTCTCAAGGGTTCGCTACTGTCTTGGATTTTGACAATGGGCGACTCATGCGACAGGGTGATGATGAGGTTTTGATTCGCAGATCAGGTTTCTTGGTTTGGGAATCATCCCGAATTCGCATCACCATGCATTAACAACTCAATAACTTTTTTAATAGGTGTCAATATGAATTTTATTCTCTCAAGAAACAACAATGACGAACCCGTTTATTCAGTAGAAGTAAATGGTTCGGAAATCTACAACCCAAACTATAGCGAGTGCGGTAGGTTTGCGGTTAACCCTCAAGACCATTACAAGCTAGACCAAAAAACAGTCGATGCTTTGGCTTTGCTTAATTCTCATTTCAACTACTCAACAGAGGTGTAAATATGCGATTTGCTTTCATTCCTAAAAGTCAATACAAAATTGGGCAAGTTATTAAGGTTCATGGGCGCTCAATGCGAGTTGAAAGTTACACCCATACAGGCAGAAATGTAATTGTCCACACACTAGAAAACTCTCCAAAATTTGAACGCATTGTGTGCATTTGTACAGATGCACCAAGCATCACAATTTAAACTCTTTTCAACAAACTTTTAACAGGTGTAAATCATGCAAGCAATTCATACAAAATACATTCCCGCTTCTAATGTTAGAGGCTCAAGAATCAAAGCGACAACAGATAGCGGATTGTCCGCCACAGTACCTTTTGACCATGCCTTATGGGGGCATTTGGTGCATTTTGAAGCGGTCAAGGCATTGGCTGCAAAACACAAACTTACTTGGGATTTGTCCAATATGTGCTATGGCGGTTCAAGTGATGGCAAGGGCTACACATTTGTTTTTTGTGATTCAAAGGTGAACCCATGAGCAAATACATAATCAGCCACGGCTCAATTGCCGCTGTTCAATATGTCACCTTGCCTGGTGGCGATAAAGTTACCGTCACAGACGCAAAAGACGGATCGGAAATTGAATTAAAACGCTTGCCCTTAGAGGTTCAAGCTGCCGTTAATCGTCAATTTGGCACTATCTTTGCGCTTCCATACGATAGCCGACAAGCATTTATTGATAATTCAATTCCTTTTGAAGTAGAGGTTACAGAATGAAATTTTACAAAGCCATTTTGGATAGTTGGAATTTTCATTTTGAAGCTTATGCCGAAAATGAAACACTAGCTAGAGAACACTTAAAAAAGGGATTAAATAATCACGCAAAAGATTATCAGATGCCAAATGATTGGTGGCATGAATATGGAGGTGATATTTATGTCGTTGAAATTGAAATCGGTTCACCCTCTTTTAATTCATGCTATCGGGATAATCATTTAGTATTGGAGAGAAAATGAAACAAGTTGAAATTGCTTACACAATAACTCAAAGTGAGATATTAACTAGATGCTTAATTCTGGCTATTACCGCCCCAACTGATGAAAAAGCGCGAATGGCTAGTGATTTAGCAGAACAAATAGCCCAAGGTTTAACCAAAAAACAAGTTAATCAATGCAAGAAAAAAGCCCTTGAAATATTGGAGGACGCATGATTTATGCTTGTGTTGCCCTAATCCTCCGAATACTTAGCGGAAAACGCTAGCTTCAAACCCTCTTCGGAGGGTTTTTTATTGCCTGATGCTACCAAACTATTGACCTACTGGAAAAAACGTCTCAAAACTCGTTTAAATCGGTTCTAGAGGGCTTTTTATTGTCCATCAATAGTCGGATTGTCTCGTTTAGTGCTGCAAGCTCATCCATTTTGTAGACGTTCCATAGTCTTTTCTGCCCGTGAATCCCGTTCACCGATCCTCTGTGGCAATCTGCACAAAGTGGCATTGAGGTAAACCATTGACCCTGGTTAATCTCGTGGCATTCGCTTGGTGGTGGTGAATCACAGATAATGCATGGCATTAACTTTATTTTAGCAATATGCAACCTTTCACTAGCGGTTGGTTTAGCTTTATTCTTTGATTGCATTATTGGGTTGCTTTTACTTCTAATCTAGCACTATATTGTTGGGTTCTCCAAACCTCTATTTTGGCTTGCGCTGCGGTCATCATCCAACGATAGGTTTCCTCTTTTTCTACCGCTTCCCTAATTCCCTCAAGTATTTGGATATATTCGGGGTGAGCATAAGCAAAGGTTTCCTGTTTGCCAAGAACTTCTGTTCCCGCTTGGCTTGCCAGTTGAGCCTTGCGGGATTTTCTAAACTCTTCGAGAAACATCCTGTCAGCTTTGCTCTTGGCATACAAAGGGGCGGTATCGATTAAGTATTGGATGGCTTTGGTGGGTTCGTTCATGTTATCTCCACGACTAGGTTGCCGTTTGATCTGATGTAGTCTTTGGTCTTTTGGATGTATTTCTCAAATTCTGACCTTGGAATGCTTGATTGTTGTAAATCGGCATATTGGATTAAGTCCCTTACCGCTTGGATTCCCTCACCCGACAAACCCATTTTTCTTGTGTTTTGATAGCGTTCGGATGCCTGGTGCAATGCGTCTTGTGCTTTTTGGCAAACAGGCATAACTTCATCTTTTCCGATGTTGTGCCTAGCCATCGTTTCGGATAGGTTCAAAACGTCAACAAGGGTGCGCCAATCGTGGATTGTCCCTTGTCCCTTGGTCATGGCTTCTAGGGCTGAATATTCCATCATTCTGAGCTTGTCCAACTTATCCCTTTGAGTGATTGAAGCACCGACTACCGCATGAGTGATCGGGTCAATCAATGACCAAACCTTGCGCTTGGTCTGCTTTCTCATACATCTTCGGTTTTGTAGTTCAGTTTGTGATGCTGAAATCGCATAGCTGCTTCGCACTCCATCTCTTTGAATTGTTCATCAGAGAATAGCCCTATAACGTTTTTACCCTCAAACCAAACCTCTTTGATAGACTCGTTATAGGTTGTCTCTCCATCGTTTTCATACTCATAAACGACAGTAACCACTTCGCTACCTGCACCTGTTGTTGTGTCAAATTCCCAAGTTTTTTCCATGATTCACTCCTGTTAAAAATTAAATGTTATTCCTGTTTTGGAATGTTTTGAATAGGGATAAACCCTAATCTCCGCAGAAACACGCTATTGCCTCCTCGGTTTTGTCAAACATATCTGTCTGAGACAAAGCATATTTGTGCATTTGGGCATAGCTTGGGCGGTCTTTTCGGAACTTCGCTCCATCCCCAAAGGTTTCAGTTGATTGACTAGCAAGCTCTTCTATGTTCATCCACCACAAAGCTCTCTCGGGTTTTTCTTGGATCAGGGATTGGATTTGATGAGCTGGCTTTAAAAAGCACAAATCACAATTGCCATGCATCGTTACCCCATTGTTGTTTGGCAATTTAAGGTCAAATGCATGATTCTTCCAAAATGCTCCAACGTGTTCCTTAGTGATTCCTGCCGCTACTAAAGGTGTTCTACTTCGGTCAATCTTGGCTGCTCGTCTCTGTTCGTCTGCCCGAATACCAACCCAATCCATGTTTTCGTTATGCTTCCACCCCAAAGACTTCAAAAAGTGGTGAATAACCCGAATCTTCATGTTGATTGTGCAGAATCTAGCAACAGGATTTGGCAGATTGAACTTCCCATTTTGCTTAATAGAGTCTAAAAAAGGCTCTCCATTTCTGCTTGCAGTCTCGTAAGTAACGACTCTGAACCTGTCTTTTGGGGTTTCATGGGCTTTGTACTCAAGCCAATTTATCTTGACACCCCAATTTGTCTCGCAATCATGGACAAACTCCAAAGTCTCCTCGCACTCCTTGCCTGTATTGGCAAAACAGACGATTGCTTCAGGCGGTAGGCTCATCTGGTGAGCCTCCAGAATCTTGTAAAGCATGAATGCCGATGTCCTGCCACCAGAAAAACTGATGCAGGTTGGCTCTAAGATTTCAAACGGGTTACTCATTCCAAACACTCCTTAACGCAAATATCAACACCTGGCAGACTTGAATAAACCTTCGTAACGTGGATGTTGATGATCTGCGAATCGTCATGGTAGACAACCCCATTCATGCCATCTTCTACACTTTTTAGGATATTACTTGCGTCAGGCTTCTTTGTTGGCTTCTCTGACCCGTCAGAAATAGCTTGTAGTCTCTTTTTGGTTGCCGATGCGGGGATTGGCACTCGAATGTAAAGATAAAGGCTCACAGGGGTTTCAAGGGCTTCTGAGCTACCCATTGCTTCCATTGCGGCTTCTTTAATCAAGGTTTCATAAGTTCTTGTTTTCTCAGGGGTGTAAGTTTGCACAAAGTTTCCCCTCTTGACATACCTAGCCCTTTGTTTGCCAACAGGGTTAGCGTCTACTTTAAAAGTCACCATAAATGTCATTTAATTAAATCCTCAACTTTTTGTATCTTTTGTCCAATCCAGTTCATAACTGGAACTGCCATGCTATTCCCCAATGCTTTGTATCTTGGGCCATCAGCGGTTGGCTTTCCCTTGGGTTTGATATCGGTGTAATGGTCTGGAAAACCCTGTAATCTCTCGCACTCTACACAAGTCAATCTCCTTACCGCTACTGGTTGGGCAACAAAGGTCTGTGCATGATGGGATTGAGTGCTAGGTTGTAGTGCTTTTAATGCATTCGCTACCTCTAATTCTGTGGCACTAAACGTATTAGCTTTGGCATCTTCTCGGATCGAGTAAGCACTTGTCATTGGAATGTAGGTTTCATGCTCTGTTACGGCATTGCCAGGTCTAGAGATTCCTGCGGTTGAAGACAGTAAAGTAGACATTACGTCTGGCACACCAGTTGGAACTAATCTGCCCGTATAGGCATCCTGACCGCTATAACTGCCAGGGTGTGTGTCAGCACATAAAGTTCCTACTGTGAGCTGGATGCCACTTTCGTCAACGCTTGAAGAAGAGCAGGAGGAAGCTCCTTTCCTCTTTTGTCGGCTCGGTGGAGGATTCCCTTGCAAGCTCTCTCGCTCAAAAAGAACCGCTGCGGCAGGTCGCCAGTCTCCAAGATATCCGACAACGAACACACGTTTGCGTCTTTGGGCCACTCCGAAGTACTGAGCGTCAAGCACCCTGTAGCCGAACCCATACCCGCAGATTGCCAACCCTCCGAGGAAGCTACCAAAGTCCCGTCCATCAGAGGAGGACAAAAGGCCGGGGACGTTCTCCCAGACCAGCCAACGGGGGCGATGTTGTTTAGCGATGGCAAGATAGGTAAGCATGAGGTTACCACGAGGGTCATCCAATCCTTTTCTGAGTCCTGCGACTGAGAATGATTGGCAGGGAGTTCCTCCAACGAGAACATCGACATTTGATTCAATTTGCCACTCCTTAAATTTTGTCATGTCACCCATGTTGGGGACTTCTGGATAGTGATGTTTGAGTACTTGGCTCGGAAAAGACTCGATCTCCGAAAAAGCCACAGGATTCCAACCTAGAGGATGCCAAGCAACTGTTGCTGCTTCTATCCCGCTACATACCGATAAATAGTTCATTCAATTTGTCCATCTTTCATTTGACGCATATAAAACCTGACCCGATCTCTTGCTCCTGATCCATAGACCTTTTCGCAACGCTCAAGCCTGGCACGAACAAAATCATTGTCTCTCAGGGATTGCCAAGTTCGGTATATCTCCCTTGCTTCGGCTTTCTCCAAAATAACTCTGTCGCCTTCATTGGATATTACTTTTCTCGAATACGCCATAGGGGTTTACTCTAGGTCGCCAGTAAGCTCTAAGGCTTGGTTAATCAGGTGAAGCGGAAAAGGGACTCCATCCTTTACTTTGTCCAACAGGATCATTGCTTCAAAGTGAGACATTTTTTAGTTTCTTTTCTAAGAAATAAGACCAAATTGCACCACCAGAAACCTTTGCAATGAACTGAAGTGCCACAATTTCAGGCATCAAAACACCAAATGCAATGGTTGGGAACAACAAGGAATCTACGGCAGCGCCAGCAGTATTTGAAATGTTTGCTCTTTTAATCCATGCACCTGTTGTTCTCATAAATACCGCCCAATCAACTAAAGCGGCAACCAAGAACGCAACGGCAGAAGCTACTGCAATCATTCCTGCGGCAGGATTTAGCAGATAAGTTAACCCACCAGTACCGACAATCAAGCATCCCATTTGCCAAGTTTTCAGGCGAACATGAAGCCAATCTCTCAATGTCAGATCAAGTCCGATTAGGAAAAAGGCATTTATTGGGCTAATTGATGGGCCAAAGGTTGCCACCAAAAGGTTTGCCAAGGTCATTGCCACGGCATAAATAATTAAAGCAAAAATCATAAAAGTGTTTCCTGTTCCATTGGTTGATAAAAATTCCATTGCGAAGGGGCATTAAATGCCTCGATCCTAGAACGCATGATTTGCGCTCTTGCTTCCTTGGTGGGCGGCAAATAATTGCCATGCTTCCAATGCACATCAATGCCTACATTCCTACCAATATTGGTGCTATCGGCTGATGAAAATGGTAGTTTGGTAAAGATTGCAGGGTCTAGCATCCTCAAACCATGCAGTTTGCAAGCAGGTCTTCCCATGTCATCACAAATAACCCGCATTGCCTGGCTCATCTTGACCCACCAAAGAGATGTTCCTACTGTAGAAAACTCTCCAGAACTGCCAATGCAGACTCGAACATAGGTGTTTGCCAGTTGTTCTAGTCTCTCAAGGGATTCGTGCATATGCCAAACTGGTGCGCCAAACCACTTAGGTAATGGGCAGTCTTTCAGCAGGGCATCATTGTCTGCCTCGTTTCCATCAATGACATCGGGGATAACTGCAAAGTCGCAAGAAGGGACTTTTTTAAGGTCTAGTGACCAATCGTAGAAAGGCTGCCAATCAGTAATTGGTTTACCTTGTCTCCAAGCAGAGAATGCTCCATTGTCTATGGCAAAGGACTGACAGACCTCGATAGCTGATGCAAGCTGGTCAGAATGAGCAAATGAAACAAACGCATGACCACCTTCTATTGCTTTGACTGCTACTGTGGCAGGAGTTATTGGTAAGCCGTGATAGTGGATCACGATTTATTCCTTATTTGAGCCATAGCTTGCCTAATGTGTTCAGGCATAGGTACGGCTTTTTTGTTGTCAGCCTCAATCTTGGCAAGGGCAGGATCAATTTGCGCTTCAACTTTGATCCCGAAGGACTCAGGAATCTCAGCCCCATCCCATCTCTGTTGGTTTAGATAGACCAAAGGTGCGGGAATGAAAGCACCATCGTCTTTTCTCCAAGCATCGGTTGTTTTCATCCACTCTATGTGTTTGATGATCTGATCTGCACAGGTTTCACAGTAAAACTTCTTCCATTTCACTCTACAGGCAGACTTACCGCCTTTTCTGAATGATTTAGGCCATGTGTTCCAGAATCTCTCAAAGTTATCCATGTTGTTTTCTTTAGACATAGGTTCTCCAAGGGTGGATAGAGGGGTTTCTATCCGACCTTCTCCAAGCATTATGGTATTCATCTATTGACTCCTGTTAACTAAAATACAAAACGCCCCAAGTGCGCATGACGGGTTAATTCGCTTATACATTTGGCCTTGTTCCACCATGTACCAAATGCTTTACCAGTCGCTTAACCAACGCTGGTCGGCAAACAGGGGGTGTTTCCTGATGTCGGTGTTTTCTTCCAAGCCATCCATGCAAATGCGCTGCTACGTGTGGAGTACGGATGCAGAGAGATGGACGTAAAAAAAGCCACTTAGCTCTACCCTCGGTGAGAACCCTAGAGCAAAAACCAAGGGCGAGAGTAGAATTAAGTGGCTTCAATTGGTCGCTTCTCACGGCAACAACTTTATTGTACACAATTTTTTAATGTGTCAATAGGTTTTTTTCAAATAAATTGATTATTTGTGATTTCATTTGTTGTTTGTTTGCCAAGCAATCTTTTAGCTTGAGAGTTCATAGAAGCATACTCAGACTTAGAAAAGATGCCACGAGCGTTTCTAATGTCAAACGGGGTTAGCAGGTCACGAGTCTCTTCTACTGGTTTAACGTCAACCATGTGTGGTTCTAAGGTGTACTTACAAACCCATGACCTACCTAACTTAATCTTCTCAACAGTAATTCTTTTCTTGTGGTGCAGGTGTTTGCAAGCAGCCACAATATGTAGTCTAGGGATGCCAGTTAGGTCTTCTATTTGGTAAGAAGTTAGCGATCCATTCTGCAATGCTTGAATGACTGATTCTTGGGTCATTTGTAAAGTCTTTCTAGGTTCAATGGCTTGTTAGTGTGAAGTTCAAGAGTCCTGGCAAGCAAAGCAACAATAGTCGCTGAGAAGTCCTCTGGTTCGGTTGTGTAAGCCTCTGCCATTGTTTGAGCGTACCCAAGCAAGGTTTCGGCACAAGTTTGTTCAATTTGTTCAATGTTCATAGGAAGAAGGAAGGGAGACAGAGGGAGAAGGGATATATATTAATAGGACAAGTCTTTTTAGATTAGCATAGAAAAAACTTTGTGGAAGTAGGGAAAACCCCTATGTAAAAGGCTAAAAACCTGTGGCACATTATTGGTGTGGGCAAACAGTAACCCACGCTTAACAGGAGTAAATATGCCGATTCTTAATGGAAAAAAGGTTGTAGACCTAGAGATAGATGGAGTAGATAGCAGAGACTTTCCAGACTTTGCTGATGCCTACTTCTCAAGTGGATGCTATGAAGATGGAACACCATTGACAGAAGATGAGTTAAACAAGCTCACCGATCTGGCGGGTGATGTTCTGTGGACAATGGCTTATGAAAGTTTCCACTGATGAAAACACTTTTTCAGTTCTTTGTGGAAGAGTTTTCTGACATCCACTACTGTCCTTATTGTCTGACAATCAAGGGAGATAAAATAGTTTGCTGCCAAGAAGCAGACTTTACTAAGTTCAAGGATTTATATATTGAACAACAAAAAGAAATTATCAATGCTGAATTAGATGAAAATCAAAGGAGTTAATATGTCAATAGAAGCGTTACTGAAAAAAGATGTCAATTCTCATACAGAGAAGAAAAACAACCTGACCTACCTATCATGGGCTTGGGCATGGCAAGAGGCTCTCAAAGCTGATCCTACCGCTACCTACAAGGTAGAAATGTTTGGTGACAAGTGTTTCATGGAAATCAATGGTACGGCAATGGTGTTCGTTACGGCTACCATGTTTGGCAAACCAATGACCTGTCAATTGCCAGTGATGGATTACCGAAACAAAGCCATCCCCAATCCCGATGCTTTTGCAGTCAACACAGCAATTATGCGGTGCATGACCAAAGCCCTGGCACTGCATGGACTCGGGTTGTACATTTTTGCTGGTGAAGACTTGCCCGAAGAGGGCAGATCAGTAGTGATTACACCTACTCAGGGTGCAATGGATAATATTCCCCCAGAGGAAGTACAGTACTTGCAAGAGATGGCAGTTGAATTGATTGCTACCTGTGAGCAAGGTGACCCCAAGGCAGCTTGGGATAAGTTGGAAGGAGAGAACCTTGATGCGGAACAAAAGATCGCATTGTGGACACTCCTACCCAGTAAAGTAAGAAGTGCGTTAAAGAAAGCAAAGGAAATGTGATGGACAAGAAAGATAATTCAGGCGTTTTGTTTAAAAACGATAATC